AGAAACGCCAGATTCCGATAGTGATGATGGAACGGGAGTAGGTCTTAGCACTGCAAGTGCTAGTGTGCCAAAACCCCGTGATGTAGCGTTGGCTTTACACCCGCAGGCTGGAGGCCCGGGTGCCCTTTACGAACGTATGGTTCGAATGTATGGGAATACATGGGCATATGTTTTAAATTCCTTTGATTGGACTGGAGCAGCTTTGCCTACTGGCGAGATTGCTGATAACCAAGCTCTTAATGCAGAGCCACAACCGTTCTGGGAACGTTGTAAGGCGCATTATGCACAGAGTTGGACCAGTCTTTTCTATTATCTTAAATGGAGAGCGCGTATCTTTGTAAACAAACATCGTCGTGTTACTTTATTTAGTGTTGTACTAAGTGCTGCATTTTTATGTTATGCCTTTGGAATCTTTAAGGCGATGCAGGAATGGTCAGAGCAATCAAGATCATCTGCGAAACGTAAAAATCAAGCTATTACAGCAGCAGGGCAGAAAAAGAAGGACATGTTGAAAGCAATGAAAGTTGCACACATGCAGCGCAAGAAAGGCCGTAGAGGTCGCGCGGGTAAGAAACCCAAATTTTTCCAGCCCAGCGGAGGAGGCGAAGAAGAAGACTACATTAATGTAGATTCTAATGATCTTCCGGATGATGAGTCATCAGATGATGACGGATGGGATATGTATGATCAAGCTCAAGAAGAGTATTATGATTATCTCTCAAGTCACCGGAATGAGAAGTGGGACGATCAAGAGTTCCAGCGCCGTTTTGACGAAAAGACAAGAGATTCGCGTGTCCGAGTCCGGAATCAAGCCAAGGAAGCTGTTCCGATGATGGATGACGCAAAATTGCGTAAAGCAATTTATAAGTCAAAACACCGTCGTGTTGCTTGTTCAACTGAAGAGTTACATTCCTTCATTTCACAAGCGCAGGCTGCTTATTCAAAGCAAATGAGTGAACCACTCAAGACGCAAGCTTGGAGTCCTTCTAGGTTGGCGGCTGGAGTGTATAAGATTTTCTGTGGCGATCGGTACCTTTGTACTGGAACCCATGTTGGAAACAAACTTTTTGTTGTTGTCCACAGTTTATCTGAAGACATCACCTTGGAATATAAGGCAGTAAATCACGTTAATACTTTTAAGTTGTTTGGAAAAGATATACAACTTGTTAATGATGAAATTGCCTATTTTCCTATTAGTGGTTTTCCTTCTCCCTTTAAAACGCATAATTTGCATGTGATGAAGGATGCTAGCATCGTGACCGTTTTCGGCTTTGGAGACGGACGAGCAGATCAACCAGATTCGGTTGTAGGATTTGCTAGCCCACTTGGATGGTGTAACGCCCCAACACGTGATGGTGATTGTACCTCACCTGTTTTGGACGTAAACGGAAATGTAGTTGGTTTTTGGACACATGGAAATGGTCGTGATTTTGGCCGTTTTGAACCTGTGACTGAAGCAATGCAACAGATTGCTAAGTCTAATATTGGTGTCAACCATGCCGGGCTGGATTTTCAGTTAGCCCCCCACTCCCTTTAGATCTCATTGTGAGGCCGTTCTGGGAACGGTATCCTTCACAATATAGGAAGATGAAGGATGGGGCGGAAGCTTTTACAGCAGATTACTTCGTGACGGAAGAGCACGATGCATATCTATCTGAAAATTACTTCCCTATTGTTGCTTCGTTGAGGCGGATCCCTCGCTATGTAAATAAGCGGATAATGGACCCTCAACTCAAATGTTATTTAGACGAAAAGAAGATTGATTTGTTGCCAGGATGGGGTTTACCCACGCCAAATCAAGCAGCTTCTTATAAGTCGTTAGCAAAATATGGAAAAGATGTGTTACCTATGACTGTGTTAGATGTTCAGGATATGAACTTGGCATGGGAATGGGTCGCACGCCAGTTTGGATCGTATATGAGAAATTCGATGGTGGTTTCGATTGATGATGCAATTAGTCGATTGGATATGAGTACCTCAACGGGAGGACCTTTTAATATCCATTATCCAGTAAAGCGTGAATGTTTTGAAAAAGATCCACAAATGAAATTGTGGCTGGAAGAAGACTGGAACACCTTAGCGGATGATCCTTATTGGACCTGCGTTTGCACAAACTCTCTCAAGGAAGAGATGAGAACTCAAGAGAAATTGGATGAGAATTCGATACGTACTTTTACTGCAATGGCAATGGATAGTACAGTTCATGGTACCCGATTATTTGTGGATATGAATGAGAAAATGTACGACTCAAATCTTAAAACAGCTGCAGCCGTTGGGCTCAGTCCGTTAAAAGGAAATTGGGATCGTTTGTATCGGAAACTCAAAAAGTTTAGTAAAGGTTATGCCTT